GGCTATTCCTCCTAAAAGAGGGATCTTATTTACTTCCTTGGCGGCTGTTTGAAGCACGTCGTTGTGCACCTTGGCGACTGCGTGATAAGTAGGATTCGTTCCCATAATCAGATGCTCCTGATTAGTACTGTTTGAATGATGAGCCAGTTTTGGACCCATCTTTGAAACATGAGAATCAGTTGCAAAAGTTCCTAGAGGGGAACCTATATCTGGGATATATTCGTAGATACCACAAACCTCAAAGTTGAAAACTCGACCTGGGGCGGCATTTCGGACGATTAAGCCGAAAACACCACCAGTAACATCTACAGTTCCTTGAGAAGCAAAAGGGATGACTTCGTCATCTGAAACCTTCTGGGACTGGAAGCTGTTGAAGTAACAACAAGCTTGGTTGATTTGACTATACTTGTTGCTAATTACTTGATGCTCTTGGTTCTGAGGGAGATAAGTCTTTGGGATATTGTTTGGGAAACTATATTTGAGAATAGTTCCAGCAGTATCTAGGGCTCTTCCTACGTCGCATACTTTGACTGAGCATCCAACGATCTTAATGTCACCTCTTTGCGCAGCACTAACCGGACTACCAGACCAGGCCGTAAAGCCCACTCCAGGGGTAGCTGTGGCTGTTTGAACTTCAGTCCCAACAAACCCAGTGTCCGAGTATGCAATGCTATAAGTGTCATTCATCAAGGTATAAGGATATACCATGATAAAACCGAATCCTGCAGCTGTACAGACGAGCTGGCCTACCTCTCTGACTCGCATTTTCACGGAGTCAACGGCAGATCGAACTGGATTCGAGGGAAGTACATCAAATGAACCAAAGGGATCCATTCGGGCTCTTAGGAAATCATGATCTTCCTTTTGGAGAGCAGTGAGGTGATGGGGAATAGGAGGTACTCCGGTTCTGGCATCACCTGTGGTGGATTGCTTGCTAATCCCAATTGTGGGATGTACCCCCGTGTTTATGTTCTGACGGGAGGCATGGACAAGCTTGGATGGTTTAGCCCTTGAAGCAACGAGCTTCTGTTGAGCGGCTGAAGGCGAATAGGTATTGGCAAACTTGATTCTAGGGGTTTGCCTCTTTCTCCCCATTCGTGGAGGGGAGGACTTTCCTTTCAGATCCTTTAATTCTGATTGGATCGTATTGATCCTCTGATTGGTATTCTTCACCTCGGATCTGAGGTTGTTGTTGTTTTGTCTCTGATTTCTTTGTCTCTTGTACATACTGGCTTCCCTGCATATCTTGTTCAACTTGCAGAGGACTATCCACGTTACTTGGTGATGTTCTAGTCTCTAGACCACTAGAACCTAAACTTGGAGTCCTAAGTTCCCTTTCAACTTCTAGTAAAAGAAGCTGATCAAGAATTCGGTCTCGAATAAGTTCTAACCTTTCTAAACGACTTGAAGGGGCCTCTGCCTCTTCAAATAGCCTTTCAAAACGGTTTTGTGGTTGCGTTAAGCAATTACCATCACACGTCCAGTTCAGACAAAACTCACATGCTACCCTTTCTTCTTTTAATATAGGGTAGATTGCCAAATGCTTTATCCCGATAAAGTCCCTAAATAGGTACTTATGAGGCATCAAGGGATAATGTTCTTGAAGACACTGAGAGTTCCTATCCTTCTTGAGGAGGAACTTTGGTATAGGTCTTATTCCTTTAATTGGACCGGGCTCGATCTCCCATACGGGATTGTTTTGTTCATCAACAACAACTTCGAGTATACCAGCCTCTCCCTCCTTCTCTGGTAAGCCCACCTGTAATTCTACAACACCTTCATCTTTACCAACTGTACCCAGAAGATTAAAAGGACCTGACTTGAAATCAGGTGACCTTCCGAGCTTGTTCCACATTGGAAGCGGAAGAATACCTGGTAAAGGTTGAATATTTTCTACCATCTTGAGGCCCAACTGTTGATATTGTCGGGTCGTCTCTGTAAAGCAGAAAGAAGCAAAGCGTTGCTGAAAATAAGTAGCTTTTAAACCCTCCCAGCCTAGTGGGATCCTTTGACCCATCCCTCCCTTGTTAATAGGGATGAATAAGTTTCGAGGACCCAACTCCTTTTTCAAGGCCTTATTATGTCTTTCTAGATATAGAGCGGCTACCATCTTCTCCTGGAGAGGATGACAACTGTCAATAACATTAGTGAAGCACATAGATAAGGGGAAGTTCCTGACCAATTCTTCTTGGTCCTCATCTGGGGACGAGGGGGCGACGCGATCGAGAATCTTCTGTTTACCACAAAAGAGACCGACTTGAAAAGGACTCAAAAGATGCACAATAGGTTCCTTGGCACCTGTTTGGGAACTTACATAGAAGTTCTGACTATTTATCTGACCAAAGAAATCAGAAACATAGCTTTTGCCTATACTAAATTCAAGGCCAAAATGTTTACCAAGATCCTTATGGATGTCATAGAGCTCCTGATTACCAAGATAGAGCATATCATCACCATTTACTAGAACATTGCTTCCCTGTTCTAGTGCTAGATTTAAAATGGCCTTTCTTCCAAGGGCTTCGTGAGTCTTCTCAATATACTTATAGCAACTATATTTATATAAAGAATGATTTACGAGGCAAAGAATGGGGAAAGAGGGTAAACTACCCATCAGTTGACCATTTATCTGGGAGATCTCTATAGTGTGGGGCGAATTCTCGTTCCAGGTATAGATAAATTCCTTGGAACCATCGTGGAGGAGCTCAAAACTGTGCTCGGGGGTACCTCTATCTATGAAACCTTCCTTTAAAAGAATGTCCCTAGTATGGTAAAGGTGACCAGTTTGGACGATGGAGTAATCCCGTTCCAACTCAGGGGAGAAATCTCTAATGGACTCATCCCAATAGTAATCAACACATGCTTTTGACGGAATACTGGAGTAAACAATTGTTTGACCAAAAGATGAGCTGTCCACACGCTTAAAGAACGTGTCTATACGATCTTCGAGGATAGAAATATCTAATCCCCCTTTAATCTCATCTATGTTCTCAATGTCCTGGAGTAAGGGGCTTGTTAACCTATTCCAGGCGTGAAAGTTATAGGGTTTTCGAACCTCCTTCATAACTTCACTCTTCAAGTCCTTTAGGATTAGCCGACTTATGGTATTACTGAGAGCATCAGTAGAAGCCTTGTAATCTATCGAACACCACTTATCTAAGTTGGTCCCTTTTATAAGAGGGTCCATTCTCTCTCTCCCCTCGATTAATCGAGAGATATCAAAAGAAGATAGTGTTGATCCAATAAGTTTATATTGGGGCCGTTCTTTCAATGCCTTCCAAACGTTCTCTTGAAAATACTTACAAAGGTAGTTTAGTTCTGAATTACCTTTTGTAATTATTCTTATCTTGAGAGGCTCAATAAGGGCATGAACTATACTTTCGGAATGATATTCGAACTTATTATTATAAGTCCCAAAGCAGTCCTGAAGTATATGCTCCAAGAAGACTTCGTTACCAATATAGTAACGGCAATAAAGCTCTTGTACATAGTTACCTCTTGTATCATATCTCATGGAATATAACTCCGGGGGAGTTAATTCATCAAGAAGAACTTGTTTTAAGTCACCTGCATCATAAGATTTAATCTTCCAGGTCTTTATATCCCTACCGAGTTCCTCATTATATTGAAACTTAGGTTTACAAGTATTCAATTTATCCCTTCTTTCAAAATAGTCTTCACCCCCCATCATAAGCCGAAGCTTCAAGAGTTGTTCATCCCATTTCTTCTGATCAAAGGGTTGGTCTGGATTCAAAATCAACCCAATTTCCTTGAGAAACTTTTCCCCCTCGTTGAGGGGAATTGACATAATCTGATCTATTCGACTAAGATTCTTTCGAATCGAAGGATTGTTCCTGTCTAGGTTCATTCCATCAGCATTACGTGTGGTAGTATCGAAGTACTTTCCTGCAATCTCTCTGACCTGACCTCCGGAGGTGCGGGTGCTGGTAGCACTCGCGCCTGAGCCAGGCGTTCTAAACTCACTTTCTGTGTAAGAAAGAAGCCTAGTTAGACTGTGTGCCAATTCCTTAGCACAGGATTCAAGTTCAGGTTTCATAAGTTCTGAAATCAGTTCATAATCCTTATCAGGGATAT